CCTTTGGCGATGTAGCCTTTCTGTTTCAGTTTCTTGAAGTTCTTGCGATCCATGATGAGCAGGGTGCCGTCGGTGGACGGTACGACATAGTAACTGTCGCCGTCCTTGGCATGCTGCTCGTCGGCGATCAGGATGGCCCCGCGCAGTTTGAGGTAGTCACGGAAATGGCGGAACACGTTGTAGACTCTGATTCTTTTGAATGGATTGTACATAATTAATAATATTAAAGGGTTAGACAATTATATCGTTGCGGCACTGACCGCTTTCTTCTTCCTCTTATGCTCGTTCTTCTTGGGTTTCTTGACGATGACAGGTATCGGCATCTCATTGAAGCAGATATACAGGCCGATGGCGCGCGTCATCAGTTTATCGTCGTGGTAGCCCTCCATTGCCTCAAAGCCTCCCTTCTCCGTCTCGATATAGGTGGCATACTCATCCAGGCAGTCCTCGTCACGCTCCACATACAGGTGTTCGCGTACCGCCGTCTTCAGGGCATGGATGATGACCGGCTTCGTGGCGACGTTGGTATGGAAGCCGTACTTACGCTCCACACCGTCGCGGATATCCTCGGCGCTCTGCTTACGGGCGTATAGGTTGTCGTACACCTCGCGGATGAGGCGCAGGATGAACTCGGCATCGCCCTTGGTGTTGTTCGTCTCAAGTGTGTTCGACTCGATGACCAGCAAGGCATGCTCATAGTACTCCGCTATCTGCGTGGCCTTCCATGCCAGCAGATCCATGTCGATATGCCCGTACCACTGGGCTACTATGGTAGGCTTGTCGAGGTCTATCATATACAGGCGGTCAATGACCGTTATCACGGCATAGTCGGCGCGTTTGGTATGGCCCTTGCACACATCGACTACCACCAGATAGCGGTGCTTTACCATCTCGTCCTCGTCAGGCTCCACGTCCTGCCATATCCATAGTTTGCCTTCCGGCTCGTTCTTAAAGCGGAGATTCTGCAGTGCCTGCTTGCCCGTCTCGGTACGTCCGTAGATCTCGCCGACCATGCGCGGAGGACGGCAGCCGGCACGGAACTGCTCGATATCCTCGTTGTTGAACACATGGGAGCCGGAGAAGGTGAACGCCTCTATATCGTCGGAGGGGTACTCCGATGCCATGTCGCTATGCTCGGTGTATTTCTTGCGCTCCTCGATATACCAGTTGATAGCCTCCAGTGTCGCGCCCTGCTGCCACAGCCACCAGAGATAGGAGCCTGGCTCCTCACGGCTGCTGGCAGCCACATGGTTATTACGGTTGTCATAGAGCCATTGTGCGAAGGCCACCATCTGTGCGGTGGAGGTGAACGGGATGGCGTACTGCTCGATCTCAAACCAAGATATGAACAGCGACTCAAACTGCGACTTGCCTGCCTTGGCATCGACATACTCGCGGTGGAAGAAGTTACCCGTACCGTTGGCGGTGGACTCATAGACGATCATCGTGTACGGCTTCAGGGTGATACCGGAGCAGGCGGAGCGGACGATCTGCTGTGGTGTCTTTCCCTCCGTCTTCTTCCACAGGGCCACCTCGGAGCAGTGTACCAGGTTATAGTCGCCGCCTCTGGCAGAGTCCGGCTTTTCTGCCGTACCTATCTTTATCTTGCAGTTTCTTTGCGGTATGCGGCTGATATTCCCGCTGGTGCCGACACCAACCCACTTCGACTCGTTCGCGTCGTAGGCCTCGCCCAGACGGTAGAGCATCTCGACGGGATAGGCATCGAGCAGTTTCTTGAACATGTCCTTGATCTCGGTGGACGTGTCCTTGACATGGGCGACGATGAGGCTGTTGAGACCTACCTTGTGGACGAGTTGCAGCCATGCCATGTATATCTGTGTGGCGGTGGAGCCGCCCCACTGGCGCGCCTTAAGCAGGATCAGACGGATGGGCTTGCCCTGCAGGCGCTTCTTCTCAAAACGCTCGATGAGCCGTCGCTGCGGACGGTTAAGACGGAAGAGCACATCCTCGCCGCCCTCGCCCTTGGGCTTGATATATGCCAGCAGGGCAGCCCAGAAGGCAAAGTCATGGCGTATGCGTATGCGTATGAACTGCTGGATGATCTCCTCGCGCTCCTCATCCGTCGGCGGTTCCTTGGTCTCTGCTATCTCCTTATAGAACTTCGTGATGCTGCCTGCCTCGGCCAGTTGCCTGACCATCGGCACCTGCATCAGCCTGCGTGGAACCCACTGCACGGGGATGGGGAAGTCCTTGATCTTGATACATACCCTGTCGCTACCCATCAGCGACCCCTCGCCGGTGATGGGATTGAACTTGGCGTTAATCGCATCGTTGCGGGTGGCATTCTCATGGATGATGGCCAGCACTGCCGCCGTCAGTCCTGCCAGCGGATCTATTGCCTTCTTCTTCGCCATAGTGACACGGGAGAGTTAAGGAATCCTACCAGCATACCCATAAGGTAGCAGTAGATATGAAGGAGGTTATTCGGATAGGCGATTGCCTTTCCGACGGCCTGCAAGAACATCGGCAGACCGTAGCCGACAAGCAGCACCCACATGAATACGACATAATGGAAATACAGGCGGTGACGAACCGTGAACGACACCTGACCCATCAGGGCGAACACGACGGCAGACGCGCCGACGGTAGGCATAACGGAGAAGGCCGGGGCCGTAATGGCAATGACATACGCTATGATGAGGCTTCTCAGCGGCACCTCATAATAGAACGCTATGCACAGCAGCACCCAGCAGTTGCCGATAAGGTGGTATATGCTGGCATGGAAGAAAGGGTAGGCGAGGCGCGCCCAGACGGTGCAGCCATCGTGCAGCCCTACCTCGCCGAGGCTGACGGGCAGCAGCGCAGACACAATGCTGACGGCCAGACAGACCGCTACATAAACAAGTGTCGCAGTCTTCGCTTTCTCTCCTCGTACCATTTGCGTTTCACTGAAAAGATATACACCCTCGCCGTCTTCGGTTCCAGATAGAAGCAGGGCGCAGGCTGGTGGACTACACGGGTGGCCACCTCGACAAGCGACAGTTCCGGGTTCTTCCTGCGCAGTTCGACGGCACGGCGGTAGATCTCCTGGAACATCGCCCGCTTGTTGGCCGTCATATAGTGCAGGTCATCGCCTTTCAGCATCTTCGACAGGACGATGGCAGCGCGCTCCTCAGACACCCAGAACCGTGCGGAAGGCTCCAGCACCACCTTCTTATAAATATCGTCCATGGAGATGAATTCGGCCTCGTCGATGAGACGGTGAAAGACCGACATCAGGTCGTTCTTCCTATCCTGCTCATAATCAACCTTGTTGCCCCTGTGCTTCATTAATGCTGTTGTTATTGTCCGAAAACGAGAGTATCTGTGAGTACAAAGTTAATGAATCGCAGTTAAAGGATAAAAGTGCGAGCCAAGATTTTTCTATTATATTTGTGCCGAATTAATATTTTACGATATGGCAAAGGCTGATAATCAAGAAGTTAAGACGAAAAGACAATTGTTGAATGAGCGGCTTCAGGGCCGCTATCCTGACATAGACGTGAACGACGACGAGGCCGTTTTCGGGCGTATTTCCGATGATTACGACCAATACGACAACGACATCGCCGGCTATCAGGAGCGTGAGAAGGCCTTCGCGGACATGTTCGACAAGGATCCCCGCAGTGCGGACTTCCTGATGAACTGGCGCGAGGGTGGCGACCCGGTGGTGGCGCTGGTGCGTAACTTCGGCACCGAGATCACGGAAGCCGTGAACGACCCGGAGCGTCAGGAGGAACTGTCCGAGGCCAACAAGGAGTTTGTGGAGCGTGTCGCCAAGAGCAAGGAACTGGAGGCAGAGTACCAGAAGAACCTTGCAGAGTCGCTGGAGACCATCGCCGCCATGCAGGAGGAGAAGGGACTCACCGACGAGGAGGTTGACAACGCCATGGAACTGCTGGCAGGCATCTACCGCGACGCACTGGTGGGTAAGTTCACCCGCGAGAATATCGAGAAGGCACTGATGGCCATCAAGCATGATGCCGACGTGGCCGCCGCAGCCCATGAGGCGGAGGTGAGAGGAAAGAACGCCACCGTGGAGGAGAAACTGCGCAAGCCAGCCCGCAAGGGTGACGGCATGCCTGCCCTCGGCGGACGTAACGGCGGTGGCGGCAGGGTCGCCAAGCCCCGTAACCTCGGCGCGCTGGATAACTTCGGCGACAACAATAAGACCATCTGGGAGCGCGGCAACGAGAAGCGCATCCCCCGAGGATAGGACGAGAGAGATTTTCTTCA